TGGTCTGCCACATGGCAGTGCTCGCGCGCACGAGGCACCCAGTCAACTGATTTTCAGTTAACATTGTTTCTCTGTGATGCGTTTGTGATGCAGCGCTCTGTGATGCCCAGATCCTGCAGGGTCGTGGGTAGGATTCGATCCTGCTGGTGGGGGGTGTCGCTGAAAAACCGGACCCCCACCCACCCCCAGAAGTGGCCGCCTGTCACTAGACGTATAATAGATCTTGGAGACACTGTCTCACATGAACATCGAAATCCCCTACGCTCCGAGGCGTCTGCAAGCCGAGCTCCACGCTGAGCTAGACAAGCACAGATGGGGCGCTGTTGTTTGCCATCGCAGATTTGGCAAAACGGTGATGGCGATAAACCACTTGCTCAGGGATGCTATTCTCTGCAGCAAGCCGAACCCTCGGTATGCTTACATTGCGCCGAGCTACAAGCAGGCCAAGGCTGTTGCTTGGGATTATCTCAAGCAGTTCGCGGGAGCTGTACCTATGGTGCGCTTCCATGAGACTGAGCTGCGGTGTGATCTGCCGAATGGTGCGAGGATACAGCTGCTAGGTGCTGAGAACCCTGACAGCCTGCGTGGCATTTACTTGGATGGTGCCTGCCTTGATGAGATGGCAGATATGCCTGAGAGTTTGTTTCCTGAGATCATCAGGCCGGCTCTGAGTGACCGTAAAGGGTGGGCATTGTTTATTGGTACGCCTAGAGGGCATAACGCTTTTTATGAGCTCTACAGCGCTGCTGAGGGGCAGGACGAATGGTTTGTCCGGACTTACAAGGCCAGCGAGACAGGCATTGTTGACGACGAGGAGCTAGAGGCTGCGAGGTCGATGATGTCGGCTGATCAGTACAATCAGGAATATGAGTGCTCTTGGGTCGCCAATGTGGCGGGGGCTGTCTACGGCAAGGAGCTGCAGGATCTGCATGAGAAGGGCCGCATATCTTCGGTGCCGGTAGAGCCGACAGTGCGGGTCGATACTTGGTGGGATCTGGGTATAGGTGACAGCACGGCGATATGGTTTACGCAGTCTGTTGGCAGGGCTGTTCATGTTGTGGATTTTTACGAGAACAGGGGCGAGGGCTTGCCGCATTATGCGCGGGTCTTGCAGGAAAAAGATTATTTTTATGGGACGCATAATGCCCCGCACGACATTGAGGTTCGTGAGCTGGGCAGCGGCAAGAGCCGGCGTGAGGTTGCGTGGGATCTTGGCATTAACTTTCGGGTCGTCCCGAAGCTGCCCGTCGAGGATGGCATACATGCAGGACAGATGCTTCTTGCGAAATGCTGGTTCGACAAGGTTGCGTGTAAGGCCGGACTTGAGGCGCTGAGACAATATCATCGCGCATACAATGAGAGGCTGAGGACGTTCCGGAACAGTCCGGTGCATGACTGGTCATCACATGCAGCTGATGCGTGGCGCTACTGCGCTGTAGGCATCAAGGATACATCGGCCATGGAACGGCCGCCGCAAGTTATGGCTGAGAGTAAGTATAACCCCTTTGGAGCAATCGCATGAGTTTTATGACGCCAAAAGTGCCGGTGCCTCCACCACCTCCACCGCCACCGCCCGATCCTGTTGTGCCAGATCCGGTGACGACAGTAGAGGATGAGGTCAAGCGCAAGATGAATGACCCCGCGAGGGTCGGGCCTAAACAGACGCTGATGACGGGGCCGCGAGGCTTGGTGACTGATGCGCCGGTTGAGTACAAGAATTTACTTGGAGGCAACTGATGGCTGGTGAAACATCTGGTGGCGGTGGCGGCGGCAAGGTTACGCCTCCGCGCCCAAAAACATCTGTGAACAGGCCACCGCCTCCAAAGCCGAAGCCGATTCAAACAGATGTTAAAAAGGCCGCGTCTGCAAAACAGGCAGAGGTCGGGGTGAGATATACGCCAACAGGCCCGAAAATCGGCCGAGAGGATGACTATCAGCGCGCTCAGGGCATGAGCCCGTTAGCTGTCAAGGCAATCACCGGCAGCGATGAGATGGCCGGCAAGCTGTCTGGCAGAGATGACATCAACAAGGATAACCTCGGAGATCTGCAAACCAGAGCAGGCGCGGGTCAGATGGCCGATATGAGGGTCGGTGTTGGTGGATTGAGCGTGGCGGCAAATGTGCTGAACACTATCGGCAAGAAAAACGCGCAAAACATCATGCAGAAAATAGCAGATGGCGCCGATCCTGTCTTTGACAGCAGCGGCAGGATCATGGGTGCCACCAGTGAGAACGCAATGGGTGGCAGGGTGTATTCCGGCAGATCCGAGTATAACCCCATGAATACCGGCGGCCTGATGGGTGGCGGTTCCAACACCACGCCGGCGCCTCCTGCATCTGCGCCGGAAGCGCCAGCGCCCGAAGATGCGACAGGCGGCACGGTATCGACTGCAGTTGGCGCTGCGGCAAAGAAGAAAACGAAAAATCTTATGGGAACGGATAGGGCGCGGGAGCTCATGGCAAAAGGGCTTTTGAGCAAAACGCAGTCTGACCGGATCTTGATGGGGGGTTGATGAATGGCTGATGATCTCGCCATCAAACTGATGAAGCGCTTTGGTAGCTTGGAAAACCAGCGCCAGACATGGGAGAGCCATTGGCAGGAAGTCGCTGACTTCGTCGTTCCACGCAAGGCAGATGTCACAAAACAGCGGTCTGCCGGCGACAAGCGTTCCGAGCTGGTGTTCGACAGCACCGCGATCCATGCGGCCGAGCTGCTCAGCGCCAGCTTGCATGGTATGCTCACCAACGCATCGACCAGCTGGTTCTCTCTGCGCTTTCGTGACCGTCAGCTTGACGGTGATGACGAGGCGAAAGAGTGGCTGGAAAGCGTCGAAGATGTCATGTATCAGGCGTTTAACCGCTCTAATTTCCAAGAACAGGTCCATGAGCTCTACCACGATCTGATTACATTCGGCACCGGCATAATGATGATCGAGGCCGATCCTGAGCAGCAGCTGCAATTCTCAACGCGGCACATCTCCGAGTGCTATCTGTCGGAAGATGCAAAGGGCCGCGTCGATACTGTCTACAGAAAATTCAAGATGCCTGCACGGGCGGTCATTGAGCGTTTCGGCGAAGCTGCATTGTCCAAGAAAATGCAGAAAAAAGCCGGCGAAAATCCTTATGAGCTGATCACGCTGGTTCATGCGGTATATCCAAGGACAGAGCGGGATATCACAAAGGACACAAGCGATCAGAAGCCGATTGCGTCCGTCTATCTTGACCCAGAAGAACGGGTTGTCCTGTCTGAATCCGGCTTTGACGAAATGCCTTACACTTGCCCGAGGTTCCTCAAGAGCTCGTTTGAGATCGGTTATGGCAGATCTCCTGCGATGAGCTGCCTCGCTGATGTCAAAATGCTCAACAAAATGAGTGAGACAACCATCAGGGCGGCACAAAAACAGGTGGACCCGCCGCTCCTTGTCCCTGACGACGGGTTCATCTTGCCTATCAGGACGGTGCCAAGTGGCCTGAATTTCTATCGCTCAGGCACAAGGGACCGGATTGAGCCATTGAACATCGGTGCAAACAACCCGCTCGGTCTGAACATGGAGGAGCAGCGCAGGGGTGCCATCCGCTCTGCCTTTTATGTAGACCAGCTGATCCTCGGTGAAGGGCCGCAGATGACGGCAACCGAGGTTGTCCAGCGCACCGAAGAAAAAATGAGGCTGCTTGGACCCGTTCTGGGAAGATTGCAGGCCGAGCTGCTGCAGCCGATGATCTCTCGGGTCTATAATATTCTGGCGCGTCAGCAGATGTTCGATGCAGCTCCCGAGTTCATGTCGGATCAGGATATAGAAATCGAATATGTATCGCCTCTAGCTAAAGCACAGCGTCAGGGTGACATACAGTCGATGCAGCGCCTGATGGAGCTGATGATGCCGCTGACACAGCTGGACCCAGCGATCATGGATCACATCGACACAGACGGGCTTTCCAAGCATCTGATCAAGGTTCTGGCCGTGCCGGCAACAGCGATCAGGGGCGACATGGAAGTCATGCAGCTCCGCGAGCAGCGCCAGCAGGCAGAAGCAGCTGCAGCTCAGCAGCAGGAGCTGATGCAGACAGCAGAGGCAGCCGGTCAGGTCGCGCCATTCGTGCAGGCAACTAAGGACATGGGACGTTGATCAACCCCGAAGATTTGAGGACGACTTACAAGCAAGTTTTCAACAGCCCAGAAGGTCAGGAGATCTTGGGTGATCTGAGGACACGGTATCACATCTCGGGGACGACATTCTCCCCAGATGCGACAGAGACAGCCTATCGTGAGGGGCAGCGCACGGTAGTTCTGTTTATTGAAGCAATGCTGCGCGATACAAAACAGCTAGAGGAATTATCATCAGATGAGTGAAGAACAGGTAGCGGATGTCTCCGTTGAGGAGGTAGCACCGTCTGTGCCAGACTTTGACTGGCGCTCGCAAATCCCCGAGGAAATCGCGGGACACAAATCACTGGAAACAATCAAGGATGTTGGCAGTCTGGCAAAAGGCTTTGTCCACGCGCAGTCTATGATCGGCGCTGACAAGGTTGTTATCCCGCCGGCTAGTGCCACGCCTGATGAATGGACCGACTTCTATGCCAAGACAGGCAGGCCGGAGGAGCCGGCAGGCTACGAGCTGGGTGAGGTCGATATCGACGAGGACACAGGCAACTGGTTCAAGGATCTGGCCCACAGCGCGGGATTGCGGCCTGATCAGGCACAAAAGCTGATGAATGGATATCTGGAGCGCGCCGGCTCACAGCAGCAGAACAGCGAGGCTGATGTCACGCGGCTCTATGAGGATGGCGTCAGAGAGATGCAGCGTGAATATGGCTCCGCGTTTGAGGAGCGGATTGCAGCTGGCGACAGCGTCCTGCAGCAGTTTGGCAACCCAGAGCTTACGCAGCTGCAGCTGGCAGACGGCAGAGCGCTGAAAGATCACCCAGAAATGGTCAGGCTGGCCTGTTAATCTGGGCCAATATATACAGGAGAAGATCGGCGAAGATCAGCTGCTCGGCGTCAAAAGCAAAGGTGGCATGACGCCTGATGAGGCTAACGAGCGACTGCGCGAGATCACACGGCCGGATGGCCCGATGTTCGATGCGCGGCATCCTGAGCATGACTGGTATGTGCAGGAAAGCCTCAGATTGAGGGAGCTGATGACCGATGAATGAACAGGAATTAAGGCTTGAGGTTCTCCGTCTGACAATGGAAACCGGCTCGGCTGCGGTCATCGCTGACCCGCTGGGCCATGCCGAAAAGAATTTGCAGTGGGTGCTCGACACTCTCGACAAGCCAAAGGCCCGAGAGACAGGCAACCAAGGCAATAAAACGGGAAAAGCAGCTTAGCCCCCGCGCCGCAACCGTACTTGCAAAACCCTTCGTCCTGCACCCCGCAGGGTAGCGATTAGTCAAAACGCAACGTGAAGGAGGATTGCAATGAGCAATCAAATCACAACCGCGTTTGTCCAGCAGTTTAGCGCCAACGTCCAGATGCTCTCGCAGCAGACTGGTTCTTTGTTGCGTGGGTCTGTTGATGAAGAAAGCGTAACAGGTGAAAAGGCTTTCTTCGATCAAATCGGCTCCACAGCTGCTGTCAAGCGCACCTCTCGTCATGGGGATACACCCATGGTTGAGACCCCCCATAGCCGCCGGATGGTGACTATGGATTCGTATGAATGGGCAGACCTAATCGACGACGCTGACAAGGTCCGGATGCTTGCTGACCCCACCTCGACTTATGCCAAGGCAGCTGCCGCAGCTATGGGTCGTGCGATGGATGATGCGATCATTTCGGCCGCAACCGGCAACGCTCTGACAGGTAAGTCAGGCTCAACCAGCACAGCGATGACAGCTTCGCATGTTATTGCTCACGGTTCAGCTGATCTGACCATCGCAAAGCTGATCACGGCCAAGAAAACTCTTGACCTTGCATCAGTCGATCCATCCATCCCACGGTATATCGCCGTCGGTCCGGATCAGATCGAAGCTCTGCTGAACACCACATCTGTAACAAGCGCTGACTTCAACACAGTCAAAGCTCTGGTGCAGGGTGAGATTGATACCTTCCTCGGTTTCAAGTTCATCACCTCAACTCGTCTGGCTGTTGCTTCAAACATCCGGACTTGTTTCGCGTGGGCAGAAGATGGCGTTAAACTTGCTGTTGGCAAAGACGTGATGAGCCGCATAGACGAGCGGTCAGATAAGAGCTACTCAACTCAGGTTTACTATTGTGCAACCTTCGGGGCGACCCGCATGGAGGAAGAAAAAGTTGTTTCTATCCTCTGTGATGAATCAGCATAAGGAGAGTTGACATGGCAACAGTTTATTCAACTCAACGCACTTCGTTGACCCAGAACAACCCAACCGACATGGTCAAAGCTAACGAGCTTGGCGGTGAAGTTCGTGTTGCACACGGCACATACGAGGCATCTTCTCTGGCATCTGGTGATGTCATTGAGATGTTCGCATTGCCTGACGGCGCGCGCATCCTGCAAGGTCAGCTGGCCCATGACGCGATGGGTTCATCGACAACCCTCTCAGTAGGCTTCGCAGCCCACAGCAAAGCAGATGGAACAGCTGTTTCAGCATCCGCTGCTGCGTACAAGGCTGCCGCTGCCTCGACATCAGCACAGATCGTGGACATCGTTGCCACGCTCGCTCTGCTGAATGGCGAGGAAGTGGACGCCGATGAGAACGGCAAGGTCGTAACAGTAACCATGGGCGGTGCCGCAGGCACAGGCTCCGTTGCTGTAACGATGCTTTACGTCGTCAACTAACACAGGTGGGGCAGCTCAGGCTGCCCCATTTCTCTTTATCAGGGGATTGGCATGGCTTCGGTAGTAGACATCTGCAACAGCGCTCTCAACCAGATCGGCGCGTCCAATATCATCAGTCTGACTGAGGACAGCAAGGCCGCTCGGATCTGTAACCAGCGTTTTGAGTTTCTGCGCGATAGCGTATTTAGAGCCCACCCATGGAATTGCCTTATTCACCGCACTACGCTTGCAGCTGACAGCACAGCGCCTGCTTTCGAATATGCCTTCCAGTATCAGCTGCCGACAGACCCGTTCTGTCTGCGCGTTCTGGGGCTTCTGGATACAAACATTCTTTTCCGCATCGAAGGTCGCAAGCTGCTGACTGACGACAGCACGGTCAACCTGATCTATGTCGGGCGCGTCACTGACGTAAACGAATATGACACGCTGCTGATCGAAACGCTTGCAGCTGCACTTGCTTATGACCTTGCATATCCTCTGGTCGGCAGCTCGACGCTGGCTGCGAACATGTACACGTTTTATCAAGACAAGTTGAAAGAGGCGCGTTTCGTAGACGCAACGGAGGATAACACCACATCATCGACGAATATAGCGGATAGCCGCAACTTCTCAGCTGATACCTTTGTAAACAGCCGGTACTAAGATGGCACAAGCATCTCCGATACTTTCTAATTTCACAGCCGGCGAGCTGAGCCCGAGGCTGGATGGGCGCACCGATGTTGCCAAATATGGCAACGGTTGCAAGACGCTGCAGAATTTTGTTGTGCAGCCGCACGGCGGTGCGTCGCGAAGATCCGGCACCAAGTTTGTCAATGAGGTCAAGAACAGCGCTCACAACGCGCGTCTGATACCTTTCGAATTTAACGTGACGCAATCTTACATCCTAGAGTTTGGCGACCAATATTTTCGGATTCACAAAGATGGTGGGACAGTTACTTCTTCTGGAAGCGCTGTGGAAGTCACAACGCCGTATCTGCAGACCGAGCTCGCAGAGCTCAAGTTCACGCAATCGGCCGATGTCATGTACATTGTCCACCCCAATCACGCGCCCAGAAAGATCACAAGAACCAGCCACACGGCTTGGACGATCACAGAAGTTGCGTTCCGGCGTGGCCCGATGCAGGACGCGAACACGACAACAACAACCCTGACAGCGTCGGCCAGAACCGGCAACGTGACGATCACGGCAAGTGCTGACACTTTTGCCAGCACCGATGTCGGCCGGCTGGTCAAGCTACATAACGGCTATGCCAAGATCTCGTCCTTTACCAACGCCACAACAGTCGTGGCAGCCGTGCAGGAAAACGAATTGGGCAACACAGAGCTGGAGCCAAGTTACACAGCAACAACCATCAGTTTCCACGAAGGAGATCCGAGCTCGACAGGGCTGGAGCACAATGACCGGATGGTCGATACCGCCGGCAAGTTTGTCGAGCAGGGCTTCGAAGTCGGCATGTCTGTCGTGATTTCGGGTGCAAGCAATGGTGGGAACAACAAATCATCTGCGCTGATCGTACAGGTCACACGCGATACGATACTGCTCAGCCCGTCTGTTGATCTGGTCGATGAGAGTGCAGGGCAGAGCGTAACGATTGCCGGCGTTATAGCAGCTGACGATGGATGGAGCCTTGGCGCTTTTTCTGCGACAACAGGCCACCCAGCGGCTGTGACTTTCTATCAGTCGCGGCTAGTTTTTGCAGCAACGACAGAGCAGCCGCAAACCGTGTTTTTCAGTGTCAGTGGTGATTTTGAAAACTTCACGGGTGGTGTCGATGCGTCAGCTGCGCTGATCTACACGCTGGGGTCTAATCAGGTCAACGTCATCCGGTATCTGCAATCAGGCCGTGTCCTGCTTGTTGGGACATCAGGCGGCGAGTTTGTTGTCACCGCCTCAGAAGATGCGCCGATATCGCCAACGAACACGGTTATCCGCAGGCAAGCCACATACGGGTCGGCTGACGTTCAGCCGGTGCAAGTTGGCAACGTGACGCTGTTCGTGCAGCGCGCCCGTCGCAAACTGCGCGAGCTGGTGTTCGATCTGAACACAGACAGCTATGTGGCGCCGGATATGACCATACTTGCAGAGCATGTAACAGAGAGCGGAATCAAAGAGATCTCACTGCAGCAAGAGCCAAACAATGTGGTGTGGTGTGTCCTCAACAACGGCAAGCTGGTCGGCATGACCTATCGTCGTGAGGAAGATGTTGTTGCATGGCACCAGCATCTGATGGGCGGCAGCTTTACTGATGGCGGCACGACATACGCTTATGGGTATGTCGAGAGCGTCGCGTCTATAGCTGGGGATCTCAATGAGGATACAGTTTATCTTGTTGTAAAGCGCACGATTGGCGGCGCGACAAAACGCTATGTGGAGTTTTTCACGGTTAGCGATTTCGGCGACGATGTCGCAGATGCGTTCTTCGTAGATTGTGGCCTGACGTACAGCGGCTCGGCTGCAACAAGTATATCAGGGCTCAGCCACCTTGAGGGCCAATCAGTCTCGATTCTGGCGAATGGAGCCACACACCCAGACAGGACAGTGGCAAGCGGGGCTGTAGCGCTGGCATCGTCTGCCACAAAAGCGCATGTCGGTCTTGGCTACACCTCGACGCTTCAGACCATGCGCCTTGATGCCGGTGGCACAGAAGGAACCTCGCAGGGCAAAACAAAACGGGTGCAGGACGTTACTCTGCGGCTGTTCGAAAGCGTCGGCGCCAAGGTGGGCAGCTCGACGGCAGAAATGGACAGGATACCGTTCAGAAGCTCGGCAGACGCGATGGATGCCGCTATTGGGCTTTTTACAGGAGATAAATTCGTCGAGTTTCGGGGAGGCTTCGAAACTGATGGGTTTGTGGTCGTGCAGCAGGATCAGCCCCTCCCTCTGACCCTGTTGTCGATCATCCCGAGGTTGCAGACATTCGACAGATGATCATTCTGGATTATCAGGCCGATCATGCCAGAGAGATAATCAACGGCCACATGAACAAAGGCGCACCTCAAAATGTGCTGGGGATGCGTGATTTTGCAGATGACCTTGTTGTGCCTGAGATGTCCTTCACCGGCGTTGCCGAGCAAGGTCTGGTCTGCTGTGCTGGCATAAACCCGCTCTGGGAGGGTGTGGGCGAGGCTTGGGTCATCGCCAGCAGTCTGCTGCACGAAAACAGAATGGCCGTTGTACGGGCCACAAAGCGCCTTTTATGGCAGATGATTACACACCAGAATTTCTGGCGGGTGCAGGCTTGCGTCCGTACAGATTGGCCCGAGGCAATGCGTTATGCAGAGTTTTTCGGGATGCAAAATGAAGGCGTTATGAAACGGTACGGGCCTGACGGTTCCGACTACTATAGATATGCTTGGGTGAAAGAATGTCTCCAAAACTAGCGATGACTGCAATGGCTGGCGCAACGGCTGTCAGCGCCTATGGATCTTTACAGCAAGGACGCACGGCAAAAGCTGCCAGTGATTACAACGCAGCAATCAATGACCGTAATGCGCTTATTAAGGATCAGGAAGCAGCCCAGATCGTTATGTCAGAGGAGCTGGCGATTGAAAGGTTCAAACGTGAATATGCCGGCTTTGCAGACGCGCAACAGCAGGCGTTCAGATATAACGGCTGGATGGCTGATGGCGACACACCCTTGCTTGTAGCGCTCGCGTCGGCTCAGGAGGCAGATGAGGAAATAGCCATTCGCCGCTTCAACGCCAAGGTCGGGGCGGGGCAGGCCAGAGAAGAAGGCTTGCAGCAGCGCATGGCTGGCAATCTCAACCGCATGTATGGCAGATCAGCGCGGGATGCCGGCAGGATGAGGGCGCTCGGAACACTGCTATCGGGCGCATCTAACGCAAGCTACATACAGGCGACAGCATAATGAAAGTGCCAACATACACAGCCCAGACCCAGCGCACCAATCGCGTCAGCGGAATCCAGATGACGGTGCAGGCCAACGCTAACGCTTTGAACCAGTCCAACGCGGCGATCACACAAGTTGCGAATAACGCAGCTGAGATCAGCGCGAATTGGTACAAAACAGAGCTGGGTAACCAGCGCGCCGCAGAAGTGGCGCGAGCGGAGAATGATTTTAACGTAAGGCTGCAGGAAACGGTTGTGCAGTCCAAAGATGTTGAAGCGCCGCAAGTGCGTGGGTTTTTCGACAATCAGGCAAAATCGACAGCTGCAAGCATTGCAAGCTCAATCACAGACACGGTGTCGCGCAAAAGGTTTTTGTCCAAGGCCGAAGATCTGACAATCGCCAAACGGCTGTCTGTGCTGCAGGATGCCCGTGCCAGAGCCATTGACGGCGAGGCAGCTGCCTTCTACGAGGGCGCCGAGACACACATCAGAAATGCCGCATCCGGTAACGCCACAGAGCGCCAGATGGCAACCGAAACGCTTTTCGGAACATCAAGCTCTGTTGGTCTTTATCAATATATGGCAGACGCCGGTTACATCACGCAGCAGCGGCGCGTTGAGCTGGAATCAGACGCAAGGTCACAGATTGACAGGTCAAGTGTCAGGCAGCAGCTAAACGCAGCGTCAATCAGCAAAGATCCGGCAAACGCGATGGCGGTTTTGCAGCAGCTGCAAGATCCGGCAAATTTCAAATATCTGAAGCCTGCCGACCGTGACAGCCTGACAGGACAGGCAAACACATTGGCTGAAACTCTCCAGCGAGCAGCTGTTGCAGCTGAGGCAAAAGCAGATACAAACGCCGCAAAAAAAATGAAAGCGAAACAGAACGCTAATTTTGCTGACTTAATGACACAAGTGCGGCGAGCAAATGAGGGTATTGATGGTGCAAGTCTGCCAAATTTGCTGGACGTTATTACGATGCGCGGCAATCAGGAGCTGACAGAAACACAGTATAAAGCGATAAGCGATGCTATCGAAGGACGCGACGCGCCTGCCACAAATACACAGGTCGCAATGAATTTTCGTCAAAAGATAATGCAAGCTGAAACCGCCGAAGAAATCGACGAAATCACGACGGAGCTATACACGCATCTGGGGCCAGCTGGCGACATTAAAATGGCAGATGCAATATCTATCCTGAGTTTGGCTGATGGCGCAAAATCCAAAACGCCGGAGGCGCGGGACATCAAACACTATGAAGGGCTGCTCAAAAAAGGCATCGGCGTTAAGACAGATGGGATCGTTATATTTGGCAACTCAGGCCCGTCGGCAGAAACGATTGAACGCCGCAATGACGCTCTGGATACATACCATCGTCTGACCACAGACCCCGACGATCCGATCCCGCCGCGCCAAGCGTATCAAGAAGTGTTGTTGCAAAATAGGGAAGGCAGTAGCACAAGATCTGGCGTTTATAGCCCCCAGCACCGCAACATATAGTGTTGTCGGCAAAAAAGATTTTTCAAAGTGGACAAGGCAGGATTTCGTCAAAGCTAAAATAAGCGTTAGGAGCATGACAACCGCTGCGGGTTTGCGTTTAACGCCGTTGCAGCAGGATCTGGAAATGGAAACGCTGCAACTGCTTGAGGCTTACATGGAAGAAGAAGGGTTGTTTGAAGGCGCCCCAGTTGTCGAGGAAAATAACCAAGAAACAGGAGCTGGAGCCCCGACAGTCGTAGACCAAATCCAGCAATACCTCGGCGGCGATGATTCTATCCAGTCCCGCGAAGATGCGCTGGCAAACCCACAATAGGTGAAAAATGAACGATCTTGCACATGATTATGTCACCGCTCGCCGACGCATGGCGCAGAAAGCTAGGTTTGCAAAGCGCATAGAAGATGAGGGTCTGAGTGATTTCGTAAACTCCGACTATATGTTCGACAATGATGTCATCGGAGTGCCGGAGCCTGACGCTGATGACGAGCTTGCAAACAACGCCTCATGGCAACAGGACAGCCGGATTCGTCCATGACTATTTCGCCAGTCTGCGCCCGTCCAACGGCATGTCTATGCAGCAGATGATGGCAGAAGGTGCTGACATGGCGACATTGAACGCCGAAGCTGCCAAGCAGCCGCCAACAAATTTCGGTCAATGGGGCTTAGAGTTCATGGGCGAGTTTAACTATAACTTACCCAAAATGGGCATCAGGGCAGCTCAAACCATGGACGCGCCGCCCGAGGTCGCAGGTGCGATGTTCCGACTGATGCAGTCCTATGACGCAAAGCCGGCGACATGGCGCGGCACACGCAGGGCCATCAAAAACATGTTCCAAGATCCGACAACTTATGTGGGGCTCGGGACTATGGGGTTTGGCTTTATCGGCAAGGCCGGTGTCAAGCAAGCTGGCAAAAGCGCGTTCATGCAGTATCTGCAGCGCCACGGCGCTACAGCTGCAGCTGGTGCAGCTGAGGGCGGGTTGATCATGTCTGCGGATGACGCAAGCAGACAGACTGTTAGCATAGCCGCAAAAGACGTATCTGGGCAGGAGGAGTTCGACTTCGGCCAGAACCTTGTGAGCACAGGAGTTGGCGCCGCAGCTGGCCTTATACTCGCTGGTGCTGTACCGCAGGGCGCAACTGCAATTTACAAAAAGATAAACCCGACAGAGCGGCTGCTCACAAAGGTTTATGAAAATGCTGAGGAGGCGCAGGAAGGGCTCGTGTCCTACTTGCGAAAAGCTGTGGAGGAGGAGCCTCTTGAGGTTGACGGCCGGCCGGTAATTTCAGACACAGGGCCAAATGTGATAGATCCAAAAATCAAAGGGAAAGCCCGTGCGCGCGCAAAAGTGAAGCGCAAGGGCTACGATAGCCCCGATGACTTTACAGATATCGTCAGGGCTGGCGTCACTGTTGACCGGCCTGACGAGGCAGACGCAGTGGTTGCGGCTCTTGCCAAAAACTATGAGATCACAGACGAGGGCTGGCAGTTGTATGGCGGCGGCTATTTTGACCGTAAAATCATGGTCAAGACCCCCGAGGGCAAAACAGCAGAAGTGCAATTATTCAGTCGAGAAATCTCCGATATCAAAGAAGATCTGCACAAATATTACGAAGAAGCGCAAAAGTTTGAGAAGGCAGCGAAAGCTGGCAACTCAGAAGCCAAACAAAGTTATGACGACCAGATGAGGCAAGGAGCCGAGGCGGCTGCGGCCGCACTGCTCGCCGGCCAGCAAATGTGGCAGCCTATTTATGACCAGATCGGCGTGGCACTGCAGTAAAATTTTTTGTAGCGAGTGACCCTAAAAACAACTATATTAATGGGAGAATAGGCGGCTGCGGCTGCCTTTTTTGTTGCGCGAATGGCGATACCCAAAACGGCACCAGACGATCTGGCCCAGTCATCAATCCTGACGGGTGGCCTAACAGATCCCCTGCAGGGAAACGATGTCCTGCAATCCGCTCCCAGCGTAGCATCTGGCTCGTCTATGATCGGGCTTGATGTCGTCGCGCCACCACAAAACATTGATCAAGAAGTTGTTGAGCTCGCCAGTGCTCGGTGGTTGACGCGGCCGCTGGTTCGTATGTTTTCGGGTGACTTCGACAACGTGTTCAGCCGTTCAGCTGACGAGCTGGAGGATCTGAGGACACGCGAGCAGCTGCCTGATGAGGCTGACAACGATGCCTTGCTGGACGAAATGCAGGCGGCTGATGAAAATGTCAGGGTGAAGGACGCAGGCTTGGCGACTGAGGAGCAGGCAGCTGAGGTCGCAGCCGCTATGGATCAGCCAGCACAGATCTCAGATGATGGGATGTTGCGTGATTTCAGAGCTGTTGGCAGCGCCGGCGACGCCAAGATTCCCGATGAGGGCAGCATCCTGTCAACGATTGATGGCATCAGCCAGACATATCGCGGCACGATTGACGAGGCCACGCGCGGTGTGCAGACCCAGCAAGCGACAAGAGAGCTGGCTGATTACATAGGTGTCACGCCTAACAAGCTGACAAACAACATACTGAACCGTAAACGCGGTGGCGTAATTTTCCAAGAAGGCATGGGGCTCGCAGAGACAATGCTTGCCGCAAGAGATCTGCTGGTCAAGGAATCCGAAACACTCGACGGTCTGGCAAAGAAGGCTGCGACTGGCACAGACGAGGACGCTCTTGCGTTTCGTCAGCAGCTGGAGCTGGTCGCGCAGATGCAAGCTCAAATCAAGGGGTCGCAGACAGAAATCGCCAGAGCTCTAGGCTCGTTTCGCATACCGGCCAGAACCGGCAACGCACCGGATGCGCTGCGCGGCACAGATCTTTCCGCGATGCTAAACCAGCATGGCGGGGCAGATAACATCCGCGACATGGCCGCTGCCTACAATCAGGCGAACACAAGGTCACAGCGGCTTGCGGTTGCCCGTAAAGGCGCGACTGCGAAAACCTTTGATGCCTTCTATGAAGCGTGGATAAACATCCTTCTGTCTAGCCCAGTGACACATGTGAAGAACACTGCCGGTGCTTTTTTAACAACATTCGCACACATCCCCGAAACTGTTGTCGGCGGCGCCATAGGGACAACCCGCAGGGCTATGGGTGGTCAGGGCGGTATGTATATGGGCGAGGGCAGGGCTCTCATGTTTGGCGCAATGATGTCGATGCGTGACGCCTTTGCTGCAGCTGGCCGGTCATTCAAGACGGGCGAGCGCCCGATTGCAGGCTCAAAGATTGAGATGGTCGGTGGCCGTGATCACATCAACGCTTTCAGCGCTGAGGGCTTTGGCGCGTCTGGCAACCTTGGCACTACAGTCGATATGCTCGGCAATCTGATGACGCTGGGCAGGGTGCCGACTAGGGCGCTTGAGTTCGAGGATACGCTTTTCAAGGTTATGGCTCAGCGCATGAGCCTTTACCAAAACGCTTACAGGACAGGCCGCACCAAAGGCCTGAACGGCGAGGCGTTATCAACGCACATCGCTGAGTTTATGATGGACCCGCCTGCAGAAGCGCTAAAGGGTGCAGATGCCCACGCCCAATATGTGACCTTGCAAACCGATCTCGACAAGCTCGGCAAGGATCTAAACGGAGTGCGGAACAACGCATTGATGCGACTTATGGTTCCGTTTTTCAAAACGCCATACAACGCCACTAAATACGCGATGATCGACAGGAGCCCCATAGGCATGTTCTGGGGCGAAAGTAGCCGCATCATCAAGCGCGGCAGGGCGCCGGATGCGACGGATGCAGACAGAGCTGCCGCCGATATGGCAAAGGCGAGGATCGCTATGGGCAGCACCACAATGGCAGTCGTCACTGGGTATGCCCTCGACGGTCAAATCACAGGAGCTGGGCCGAACGATCCTGACTTGCGTAGAGCAATGATCCGCTCCGGATGGCAGCCTTACTCAGTGAGGGTCGGCGATCAGTATTACAGCTATCAAGGCTCAGAGCCTTTCTCGTCAATTATCGGCATGGCTGCAGATTTTGCCGAGGTCGGGATATCTGGCGCGCTCGACGGCGATGCAATGGAAGAAATAGGCAACGGCCTTATCGCGGCTGCGGCGAACCAAGTAACTGATAAAACCTTTATGTCGGGCTTTGCTGACTTCGTCGCAACGCTGAATGACCCATCGCGCTATGGCGGCAGCCTGACTGACCGGCTGGCAAGATCTGTTGTACCAAGAATTTTCGCCCAGATAGAAAGGCAGACAGACCCCACAGTCAGCGCAGCGCGCGGCAAACTTGACCAGATCAGATCACAGATTCCAGCGCTAAGTGGAGAGCTGGAGGCAAAGCGCAATTTCTGGGGCATGAAAGTGTTTAGCTCTGGAGCAGCTGGTCCTGATCTTATCAGCCCGATTTATTCCAGCACCTATGGGCCTAACAAATTGTCCGAGATTGATGCCGGCATGGGCGCTGAGGCTTATGCTGAGAAAGCGTTTGCGATTGACCAAGAGTTTATTGATCTGCGGTACGGGCCGAGCAAGCATCCGGAAGTCATGCGTGAGGGTGTCGGCCTGACTGACAGAGAGATAGCCATATTCCATCAATATGCCGGTATGCGCTCTTTTGAGCGGCTGTCGGCGATGATTGAAGATGATGGATACAAGGCTTTAAAAGAGGCTGCGCTTGCTGGCGATCTTGATGCAAGGGCCGTTCTGCACGACGCCTTCAATCGTGAAATCACAAAAGCAAGAAAACAAGCAAAGCAAGATCTGATTGACGACCAGAACGTAGGCCCAGCCGTAACCGCACGGATCAAGGCTTTCGGGGAGCTCCAACAGGAAAAGCGGAACAGGATCAATGAGGCAGTGAGATGAGCGTTTCCAGCACCACCACAAAAAATAGTTACAGCGCGAATGGCACGGCCCATTCGTTTGCTTATGGCTTCAAGATTTTCGCTGACGCTGACCTTACCGTCGTAGTTCGCAGCTCGACTGGCACAGAGACAACGAAAACGCTGAACACGCATTACATTGTCACTAACGCTGGCAACGACAGCGGTGGCAACATTTTGTTCAAATTCAACACTGGGGATGCTTCAGACGCGCATTACAGCGGGACCGACCAGCGACCGGCAAACGGCGAGACTGTTGTGATCACAAGATCACTGACGCTGACACAAGGCACAGACTATGTCGCAAATGATGCTTTCCCAGCTGAATCACATGAGGATGCTCTGGACCGGCTGACGATGATCACGCAGCAGATCCAAGAAGAAGTTGACCGCTCGGTCAAAGCCTCTGTGACTAACACATTCAGCAGCTCTGAGTTCACTGTGTCTGCCACGGATCGTGCTAACAAAATATTCGCTTTCGATGGATCGGGTGATCTGTCTGTCACACAGGAGCTCGGCACGTTTGTTGGAAACTGGGCTGCGTCAACAACCTACAACGCGCGCGATCTCGTCAAGGACACAAGCACAAACAACATTTTCATCTGCACAACATCGCACACCAGCTCCGGCTCCCAGCCGCTGACGACGAACACAGATAGCGCCAAGTGGTCACTGATTGTTGATGCTGCATCTGCAACGAGCGCTCAGACAGCAGCCGCGTCCAGCGCCAGCTCGGCCAGCACAAGCGCGTCCACAGCGACGACCAAGGCCGCAGAGGCATCGACAAGCGCTGCAACAGCTTCAACTCAGGCTGGCATCGCGACTGCAAAGGCGGTTTTAACTGCCGCAGACGCAGTTTCAACTGCCGCTGATGTAGTGTCCACAAATGCGGATGTAGTATCCACCAATGCTGATGCAGCAACTACGACTGCTGACCGCGCCCAAGTAAATACTGATAAGGGTGTTGTCGCAGCAGACAAAGCGACAGTAGCAGCAGACAAAGCGACAGTGGCAGCAGACAAAGCAACGGTAGCCACTGACAAAGCTGCTGCGGCATCAAGCGCCTCTTCTGCCTCGACAGATGCAGGCACGGCGACGACTAAGGCCGCTGAAGCCTCGACCTCTGCCTCGAATAGTGCGTCATCGGCAACTGCTTCGGCATCGTCTGCCACGGCTGCGGCTGCATCACAGACTGCGGCGGCGGCAAGTGCTTCTTCTGCGGCTTCTAGTTTTGATAGTTTTGATGACAGATATCTTGGCCCTAAATCATCAGATCCTTCTCAGGACAATGACGGAAACTCGCTGGTTTCTGGCGCATTATATTTCAATAGCACCGCCAACGAGATGCGTGTCTATGATGGCGCAAACTGGATTGCAGCTACATCTGCTGGCAGTGTCAGCCTGATTCTGTACGAGTACACAGCAACAGCAGGACAGACTACATTCTCCGGCTCTGACGACAACAGTGCAACGCTGTCTTACACAGCAGACAATCTGCAAGTGGTGATGAACGGGGTCATCCTTGACCCATCTGACTTTACAGCTACCAATGGCACAAGCGTTGTGTTGGCCTCTGGTGCGGCTCTCAATGACATTGTGAACATCTATGCGTTCAAGAGCTTTACTACGGCTGACATGGTGAGCAAGACTAACGGCGGCACGTTCTCTGGCAATGTGACTTTTAGCGGCAACCTAACTGCTGACGGCGGCACCATCAAGCTGGACGGTAACTACCCGACAGGCAGCAACAACGTAGCACTTGGTGACCAAGCCCTTGATGACGGCTCACTTTCTGGTGGTGCAAACACAGCGATTGGCTATCAGGCTCTGTCAGAGAATGAAGGCGGTGCATTTAACGTAGCTGTTGGTTCCGGCTCGTTGTTTTCCAATACGTCTGCAAGCAACAACACTGCGCTGGGCAAAGATGCGCTTTACGCAAACACCACTGGCGCATCTAATACTGCGGTTGGTGGTGAGGCTTTGAACGTAAACACCACTGGTGAGCAACACGCCGCTTTAGGTAAAAATGCCTTGAAAGCGAACACCACGGGAAGCAACAGTGTTGCTGTGGGTGCAGGAGCGTTACGAAACAATACTACCGCAAGTAACAACACTGCTGTCGGCACGTCTGCTTTGAACGCAAACACCACTGGCGCTCTTAACACCGCAATCGGTCAAAACTCTATGACCGCGAATACTACAGGAGAAGAGAATGTTGCTGTAGGCAGGGCTAGTTTGCAGAACAATACGACAGCAAACGCCAACACGGCTGTTGGTTATGCAGCGATGGATGCAAATACCACTGGCACTCAGAACACGGCTGTTGGTCATTCGTCACTTGATGCTAACACTACAGGCGTAAGAAATACAGCGGTGGGTTATCAAGCGTTGAGTGCAAACACCACGGCAGATAGAAATACTGGGCTAGGTCGGCTTGCGCTATCAGCAAATACTACTGGAGCAGACAATACATCTGTGGGTAATGGGGCGTTGGCTTTGAACACCACGGGGGTAAGTAACACCGCAGTGGGAAGTGCTGCACTGAATAAAAACACTACGGCTAGTGGCAATGCCGCTGTCGGTGTAAACGCTCTGTTGAACACCACCACTGGTGCCAACAATACTGGTATGGGCTATGCCGCTCTGCAAGCAAACATTAGTGGTCATTCAAATGCGGCGGTAGGTTACAATGCACTTCTTTCAAACACCACTGGTACAACCAATTCCGCGTTTGGGTATCAGGCTGGAACTGCCAATACTACAGGGTATCAAAACGCATTTTTTGGTCATGCTGCTGGTGCATCCATAACTACTGGGGCATTAAATAGTTTCTTTGGGCAAGGCTCTGGCGACAATATCACCACAGGCTCTAATAACACCATTCTTGGCCGCTACAACGGCAATCAGGATGGTCTAGACATCCGCACAGCCAGCAACAGAGTCGTGCTGTCAGATGGCGCTGGCAATATTCGTATGTGGTCTGATAGTGAACGCTGGAGAATTTCACATAGTGGTCAAAATACTTTTTTCCCAAATACGGGTTCTGTAAGTGGAAGAAATGGTATTGTACTTGACGGACATACTGGCAGTGGCGCTGGATATATTGGCATTACAGGCGGCGCAAATTTATTATATTTAGATAGAAACGCCTCTGACGGTGATTTAATAGTTTTTTATCAGGCTGGCGCTGCTGAAGGTAGTATTTCAGTATCTGGCACTACCGTGTCATACAACGGTGGACACCTGTCTCGTTGGTCACAAGCTACAGACGGCAACCGTATTAACGGCCTGCTCAAAGGCACCGTGATGACTAACTTAGACCAGATGGCTGAGTGGACTAAGGATGGCGTGACAGAAGATAACGAACAGCTTAACTGTATGGCTGTGTCTTCAGTTGAAGGTGACCCAAATGTTGCTGGCGTGTTCGTCAACTGGGATAATGATGACGAGGACTACACCGCCGACATGAATGTCGCAATGACAGGCGACATGATTATCCGCATTGCACAAGGCACAACTGTCGCACGGGGTGACTTGCTAATGAGTGCTGGCGATGGCACGGCAAAGCCGCAAGGTGACGACATTGTTCGCAGCAAAACAATCGCAAAAGTAACATCAACCAATGTATCGCACACCTATGACGATGGGTCATACTGTGTGCCTTGTGTGTTGATGGCTTGTTAAAGGAGAATAAAATGGACGAAATTACAACAGAACAAATTGCACAGAACTACACCGCTATGGGTCATTCCGTGCAACTCATCACAGACGTTATTGCAGGTGATGCAATGGCAGATGAAGAAGCAGAAGAGCGTCAGGGTTGCGTTGACCGCAATGTTGAGCATCTGCAACTGATGGTAGCTAAAGACTACTGGACAGATGAGAACATGACAGCAGTGAACGCTGCTATCACGGCTGGCAAAGGGTACACGGCAGAATGAGTAGAGCAAGAGATTTCGCAGACCTTGCTGGTGCGGCTGATGCAGGCGGTATCACAGGCAAAAATTTGATTGTCAACGGTGCTATGCAGGTGGCGCAGCGTGGCACCAGTTCGACAGGTATAACTTCAGCGTCTTATCCAACTTGTGATAGGTGGTATTTTAACATTAATTCTGCTGGAACTTGGACGGTATCTCAATCTACGGATGCCCCTGCTGGTTCTGGTTTTACAAATTCATTTAAAGCGGATTGCACAACTGCTGATTCATCCCTTGCTGCAGGGGATTACATTCAGTTTCAACAAAGATTTGAAGGACAGAATTTACAACAGTTAAAGTATGGGACATCTTCTGCTGAAAAAATAACATTATCTTTCTGGGTAAAGGCTACAAAGACAGGAACAAATGTCGTGATGCTGTATCAGGACGATGCCGGAGATATGATAAATGCACAATACACTATTAACGCTAGTAATACTTGGGAATACAAAACACTCACTTTTGTTGGCAATACAGGTGACGTAATTACGAACGACAATACTAGAGGTTTTATTTGTATATGGCATTTGGCGGCTGGGTCATCAAGAACTTCTGGTAGTATTATGAATACTTGGGGTTCATATACCACTGCTAATGAGGCTGTAGGGCAAGTTAACCATGCAGATAGCACCAGTAATAATTGGCAAATCACAGGTGTCCAATTAGAAATAGGCGAACAGGCCACGCCGTTTGAGCATCGGTCGTTTGGCGATGAGTTGGCGATGTGTCAGCGGTACTATTATCAGACACCAGATAGTGAGCATAGTGTTCACACAGTTCGCAGCTACAATAATGGTAATCAGTATTATGGACCAGTTGTTTATCCTGTCACGATGAGAGCAAACCCCACGTTTAGTACACAGACTAACACAATTAATTTACCTTCGATTTCTAATACAACAGGAACATTTACGGCTCATAATATAACAAGGCACAGGTGTATTATACGCATTGTCCCTGCCAGTGATGCGGGTACTTATACATACACTGTTATAGCGATTAACAATGCAATGAAGTTCGATGCGGAGTTGTAAACATGGATGAAATGAACATTACATCAGCACAATACCAGCAAAATTCAATTTTGAATGACAGTGATGAACTTGTGCTTGATGGTGTGAACCACTCAGTTAAAGCAACGGTAGATGGTGTTCAGATGGACATACCTCTTGACCCAGCTAATCGTCACTACGTTGAACTTATGCGGCAGATCGAGGCTGGTGACTTGACCATAGCGGATGCTGAGTAATGGCAAAGCCAACAGCATCATCAGTGCAGGCTCAGATAGATACACACGAGGCGGTATGTGCGGAGCGATGGAAAGAGACTATCCTGCGGATCAAGCGGATTGAGCACATCATGATCGCGTCGGCCGGAACGACGATTGTGCTGCTCCTGTCAATGGTGATTGGCGGCCTCTAACCATGCTTACCGTTTTCGTTCTCAGCGTCTACATGGGGCTGGGCGAGGACAAACGACTTATCCACGACAAAATGCTTTTCAGATCACTGGTCGATTGCCAGTGGTATGCCCAGCGTATTGTCAAAACCTATGGCAATTACGAGTTCTACCGAGCTGGCACCGACAAAATAACGGCCTATTGCTTGCCCGTTGAGATTCCAGAAAACACTGACCAGAGGCTGTATTGATGGACCCGATTACAGTTATCGCCAGTGCCACTGCAAGTTTTGAAACTTTGAAAAAAGGTCTGGCAATGGGCAAGGATGTCCTTGCCATGACAGAGACTTTGTCGAAGTGGATGTCATGCACTTCGGATTTGGAGGCTCTGGAAAAAGAGCTATCCGACCCCCCCATCTGGAAACGGATGTTCTCCAAATCTATTGAGGAGGAAGCGTTGCAAGTGTTCGCTGCCTCGCGGCGCGCTAAGGAGCAACGCAACGAGCTCAAACAATGGATCAGCCTCACGCTCGGACAGTCAGCTTGGAATGAGCTCTTGGCAACCGAAGGCAGAATCCGAAAGCAAAGGGCTGAGACAATCTATAAGCAACGGCAGAAGCGTAGAAAGTTTATTGAGATTTGTGCATGGGCTGTTGTGGCACTGATCGGCTGCGGGGTCTTGTTCGGTTTCGTCATGCTGCTCAAGGCCCATACGGCTAACGCACAGCCCGAGCACGTCCAGTGCCGGCTGGTCGGGTGCGATGTTTTCCAAGGCCAGCGCTGGTGCGTCTACAGAGGGCGCATGGAACACCCAAGAGACAATGAGCTTTGGAATGAATGAGTGGTTCCCGCGTGAGTATCTGTGTGACTTCGTGCCTGATGCGCCCAAGCCGCCAAGCATGAGGGATACGCTCAAGGCAATTCGGGAGAGCCAGAAATGACACAGAAGAAGCTGCAGCCACAAAGCGAGTTTGAGCAATACGATCTCGACGGTGACGGGGTCGTTACAGATGAGGAGCTGGAACACGCCAAGGCGATGAAACAAACAGAGCGCGAGCTGCGTAAGAGCTTGGCACAGCTCCGCATGGCGAGGTTCACGCTGATCGGCATGGGCGCGTTCACGGCAATGATGTTTACGCCTTGGGTAAGTGTCGAGCGTATCGACGCGCTCAGCGAGATCTCAAACCTTTTCTATATTTCCGGCGCCGGCATTGTCGGGGCTTACATGGGAACAACAGCGTGGATGAGTAGAAAATGATCCAAGCATTGATTGGTCCGATAGCCGAGCTGGCTGGCGGCTGGTTAAAGTCAAAAGCGGCGACAAAAGCAGCTGAGACTGAGGCCAAGGTGGCTATGAAAAAAGCTGAGGCCAGAGTTTACGAAACAGAAGCAACAAGCCAGACGCTTATGGAACAGCGGCTGACCGATCACATGGGCGACAGCATCAAAGATGAAATTTGGACAATTTGGTTTGTGCTTGTCCTGACTGGTTGCTTCCTGCCTTGGACTCAAGAGTATGTAAAAAACGGGTTTGTGTTTCTCGACCAACACACTCCTGATTGGTTTCATCACATGCTCTACATCGTGATCGGCAGCTCCTTCGGCTATCGGTTTGGCAAGCAGGGCTTGCAGCTAATAAATAGGAAAAAGTGATGCAACTTTCACAAAACTTCACGTTGCGTGAATTAACGAAAAGTCAGACAGCAGAGCGCAAGGGTATCGACAACACGCCCGATGCTGCAGCTATCGAACACCTGACCAAGCTGGCCGAGAACATCTTGCAGCCGATCCGCGATGAGTTCGGGTCATTCATTGTTTCGTCAGGCTTCCGGTGCGCGGAGCTGTCGGTGGCCGTGGGCAGCTCTCACAAGTCACAGCATTGCAAGGGTCAGGCAGCTGACTTCGAAGTGGCAAACGTGGACAACTACGATCTGGCTAAGTGGATCGAAACTGAGCTGCAATTCGATCAGCTGATCCTTGAATGTTACACGGGCGGCAACACCGGCTGGATACATTGCAGCTATGTCCATGAGCCGCGCAAGCAGCTGCTGACCTATGACCGCGTCAATGGTTACAGACAAGGGCTGCTCAAGGATGGCTAAAAAGAAAAGCGTGAATCTGTCTGTTGGCAGGGGCGAGAAACGCTCTGTCAAGCAGGGCGGTGGCCTGACTGCAAAAGGCCGCGCCAAATACAACCGCGCAACAGGCAGCAAACTGAAAGCACCAGTCACAGGCAAAGTCAAAGCCGGCAGCAAGGCTGCCAAAAGGCGCAAGAGCTTTTGTGCTCGGTCAAAAAGCTGGACCGGCCCAAGAGGAAAAGCCGCAAGGCGCAGATGGAAATGTTAACAGGAGAGGCCCATGCCCCGTGGATTGTACGCAAACATAAATGCCCGTCGCAAAGCCGGCACCAGCCGGAGCAAGAAGAAAAGCACGATCAGCCCGAAAGCCTATGCAAACATGAAGGCTGGGTTCCCGAAAAAGAAAAAGAAGAAGTGACGCCATGAAAAAGAAAATGCCTGCAAAAAAGATGGCTGCAAAGAAAGCCGGCAAGCTGACAGCAAAACAGAAAACGCTGCCCAAGTTTCTTCAGAAGAAAATAATGAAATCCAAAAAATAAAAGCTGGGGGTTTTGCCCCCAGCTCACAGCTGGCTAGTTGTCAGCGAGATTACTTCCCGCCTTTTTTCCGACGCTCCTTGAGAACCGCCTTGCCGGCTTCACGCCGCATGTTCTCCTCGTCGGTATTCCCCCACGCATGAAATCCGAGAGCCTTGACCATCGCCTTGAGCTCCCATGTCGGCCGACGTTTGAGCCGCTCGACTTCCTTGTTCATATCAAAAACCGTGATTGCCATTTGTCCTCCTAGTTTGCTTCGTAGTGTTTCTGGACGCCTTCCCAGACGAGCTCGGTGACATCGCGCATCACAATGTCCACGGCTTTGGTGATGTCAGGGATGTCCTCGTCTGTTAAGTTGAGGATCTTGAACCCTGCGAGCCCGTTGAACAAGTCGCTGTTCCAGCCGTCTTTTTGTTTGACGCACTCAATATCGACAGCTGCGTTGTGGAAAGTTTTTCCCAGCGTTCTGACCATTTTGTAGGCTTTGTTCTTGTTCATGCCTTCCCTCCTATCTGCTCAGAGCTTCGTAAACTTCCCACGTTTCATAACGGATCTTGTCGCCGTCCCACATGGGGCCGCACAAACCCTTGAACTTAGGCTGGTTGTGCAGCTCAATCCGCTGAACCATGGTGCCGTCGTCGCGCATCGTGTTGGGGTCGAGGCCGGTCCATTCGTAACCGATAGCCTCCATGCTTGCGATGAAGCGAACAACGTCGTCGCTGGTGTATGTGCCGTTCAGTGTGTACTGCATGTTTGTCCTCCTGTTACTGGGCAAGTCCTTTGGCGAGATATTCGAAGAACGGGACGAGCTTGCCGTTTTTGAAGTCGATCTGGACAGCCTTGTTTTTGAACGCTGCCTGAGTGCCGGCGTCACAATGCTTGAGGTACTCGACCACGGCACCTAGCGGGATCAGATTCCAGCCCCATTCGTCGCCGTAGACTTCGAAGGTCATCTCAGTGTCGATGCCCTTCTCCTCTACAAAAGTGTCCAGCCATGTATTGAAAGCAGTCATGTTTCCTCCTATTCGTCATCTTCAAAAAACATCAGGTCAAACCCGTAATAGGGCTCTGTGTGCCAGCCGTTGCCGGCTACCTTGAAGCTGGCTTCTACAGCCCAGTCATACTCGCCGGCCTCATGTGCGACCCACCAATAGGCGTAGTTGTCACCCATGTTCTTGGCTGTTTCTTCTGGGCTGTAGATGGCAACCTCGCCTTTGCCGTACTTGGCAACCAGAGCACCGTATAACGCCTTGGCAGCTGCCTCTGCGGTTTCGTATTTGGCAGGGTCGTAGTCTAACGTCGTTTTGGTGATCAGGCCGTTTGTCTCGTAGGCCATTTCCTCGCTGTAAAAACTAATGGTCATGTTTCCTCCTCTAGCTACACTATAAAGATATGTAGCTTAACGTAAAACGTCAAGGGCATTTACGAAAAACCCGCATCACAAGCAGGATTTTTTCGCATCACAAACGCATCACAAGATGTTCCCATCCCTGTGCATCCCGAGGTTGCACAGAGCTTCCCGATATGTCATAGAAAGGTATGTTCACAGGACATTGCCGGTGATTAGAGGATATGGTGGGATCTTTTCTTGGAGGTTCGAATCCTACCCTCACCACCATTCTAAGCTCCTGTTTTCATTAGGAAACGGGGGCTTTTTTTTGCTTCGCATCACAAACGCATCACAAGCAAAAACCTCCCGTGTGTAGGATTTTTCGATTCACACGGTTGAAGTTATCCTAAAACGTGCCTATATTTGACGTGTAACGACAAGGAGGTTAACGAATGACGGAACATTACGAAATCTGGGTCTGGCCTGATCTCACAGTCAAACAAGACCATGAGCCATTCAAGGCTTTCACATGGCGTGGCGCTGAGGAGGACGGCATCGCGCGCGCTTGGAAGGAGGCTCCTGAATTTGGCGTTAAGCCATTCCTTGTGACAGCTCGTCCAGTGACGGAAGGAGGAGAGTGGTAATGACAAAATTAAAAATGACAACAGCCGAAAAGTGGAGACTACAAGATCTGTTTTTCAATCTTGGCGGCTTCTCTGGATTGGGGGGGCAAGAGCAAGTCAACAAATATGCGTTCTGGGCATGGGTGGATGCTATTGATCTGGGCGTCACTGACATAATCGACCAGAATGTTCAGCATTGCGCCTACGAGTATTACGTTGATCACATGCAGGGCAACGATGATTTCAGCGTCGAGATGTTTCCGTACTACGCCGGAGCTGCCGCATGACTGCTGTTGAGGTAAAAGTTCACAAGTCGCGCGCGAAAAAAGGCTGGTCTAAATTTGCAGTCGATGCGCGCGCTGTTGGTGGCAAACAGCGTTACTTCGCCACGAAACAAAAAGCACAGAGCTATGCCCAGCTGTTTAATGAGGAAAACACTGGCTCTGATGCGTGGGACTGGACGATGGGCAAGCTGTTCGTCGAGTGGTCAAAAGCTGAGCAGCTGCGCGTCGATGTCGGCAACCTGACAGCCGGAACGCATATCAACAAGCAGCGTGATATGTCAGCCATGCTTCAAATGACAGTGGCCGGTAAGAAGCTCAAGGATGTTGTCGTGTCCGAGCTCACCGCAGCGCACCTAGAAATGGATCTGCTGCCGCAAGTCATGGAGGGACGGACGCTCAAGACATGCAAGAATTTCTGGGCAGCTCTCAAGCCGATGCTGACCCACGCTATCAAGTGTGGCTGTCGGACCACCAATCCTGCAAAAGTTGTGCGGCCGATTCACGGCGGGGTTACAGAGAAAAAGAAAGAGAAAGCGCGACGGATCAGCCCACAGCTGATTGACAAGATCATCGGTGCGATGCGCGGCAAGTGGAAACTGATGGCACAGTTCGCTCGGACAACCGGCCTGCGGCAAGGCGAGCAGCGGTGCCTGACATGGGGTGACTTCACCGGCCTGCTTGAGCCCAGCAACTTGGGTTGTAAGGTGCATGTAACGAAAGCTGTCAAAGCTCGCACCTACGATATCGGAGAGCCCAAGACAGAAGCTGGCATCCGAGATGTCAATGTTCCTGCCTTTGTCGCAGACGAGCTGCGGGAGCGCTACATGGCGTTAGGCCGGCCCGAGCTGCACACCTACGTCTGGCCTTCGACGACAGGGCTGGTGCTCGCTGGACAGCGCTTTGTCGAGGCAATCTCGCAGGCTTGTTCGGATGCGGGTGTCCAGCACGTTACATGGCATGAGCTGCGGCACCACTACGCTTCGATGCTGCTCAAGAAATTTGGTCAGGAAGATCTGTGGACCGTTGCGAACCTGATGGGCCACGAAAACACGCTGATCACGCAAGATACCTATGGTCATTGGCTTGCTGACGAGGAGGAGGAAATTGAGCTCGCCAACACAATCGACGATATTTTTGCGTAATATACCTTGACGGAATACGTCAAGCACCCCATATTAATTGTGTAAGGAGTGTTTGATGGTTTTAGAAATGACTACCGAAGAAATGTTCATGTGGGTCGCCGGCGCTTTAACGCTTTGCGGCCCATTATTTTTGGCGATAGTGGGAGGTGCTGCGTAATGGGTAAAATCAAGACTTTCGGGATGGATTTCAACGGCGAGTTGGGCAAAGAGGCCGTCAAGGTCATTTGCTTTGACGCTGACGCTGGCGCTGTTGGGATGGCAAAGACTGCGAAAACACTAGCCTACATTATGAAAACGCTGGGTATTGAGAATGAAACAAAGACAGCGTTCACTGGGCTCTATCGGGATGAGCTCGTCGCTGTGTTTGACGAGATGCTCGATGAGGCTCTTGAGATTTATAACTGGGAAGTGAACGGGGTGGCCGGATGACCGAGCACTACCTCTACGCTGCTGACAAACCATACACGGGCGCCGTCACGACAAAAGACGGCAAGCTCTACGGCAGGGCGCCTTGTGGATATTGTGACAATGGCGTCCGACTCATTTACATGCACGTCCAAGGCGGCCGGTGTTTTCATTGTTGGGGCATCGGCACGAAGCCAGCTCGGCTTTACACAGCCAAGCAGGCCGCCGGCCATATCAAGGCACGGGCCAAGACAAAAGCCAAAGAAAAAGCGCGGTTCCTAGTCAACCTTGAAATCCTCAAGATCAAAGATCTCAAGTTCACAGTCGCGCGGGGTTTCGCTGCGATTGCCAAGATCAAGGCTGCAGCTGTCAGCCAGCACGTCGGCAAAGTCGGCGAGCGGATTGAGATCGACGCCAAGATCGTGTTCGCAAAAAGCTTCGATGGGTACTACGGCACCACATGGTTCAACACCATGACCGACCCAGCTGGCAACGTGTTCCACTATCGGGGCAATCGCCTCGGACAAAAAGGCGACGCCATAAAAATCAAAGCGACTGTCAAGGCCCACGACGAGTATGACGGGACCAAACAGACAGTCATTCAACGGCCAAAGGAGATTGCATGACAGACAACGGTGTAAAAATTCTCGCGAAGTTTACGGACGGCGATGGGTACGCTGCCGAAAAGAACGGCAAGCAATACGCGAAAAAAACTTTCGATACTTTTGAGGCGCTTGAGGAGTTCTGGGAGGCAACATTCCTCCACAACAAAGAGGCGAAAACAAAAGTCATCGGTAAGACTGTTTTCTGGTGGTTGGTTGAGGAGGCCGAATAGATGGAAGCCGCGCGCCTGATCGAAATGTATCGTGTCGGTGGCGGCTACAAGACCAAGGGCGCACACGAAACACGCTGGGCATTTGGCGACCATGAGATCCGCGTAAGGGTGCGGCGCGGCAACTGGCAATATCACATGCACGCTAATGCGCGCATCTCTGGGACTTGGGAGGTAAAAGGCTTCCCAGAATGGCTGGAGGTTCGCTGCCCCACAATGTCAGATGATCAGCTTTGTGATGTGAGAAACTGGATTGCGGGTGTCTGCGAAGAAGATAACGACAACAGGCCAGCAATCGTGACCAACAAACCGTTCATGGCAGTAAAAAGGGGGCTGTAAAGCCCCCAGTTCGAGTTCAAGAAAAGACCGATTGCAGCAGCCGGCGCCACCATGGTTCCGGCTTTTGTTCATTCTCTTTTCTTGCGGCCCAGTAGGCTCTCATTTTTTTTGATTGGTTCGCTTTCTGAGCTGGCGTCCAGCTCCTTGCTTTTTTCTTTTGCATCATTTTGTCCCTTCTGATGTCTTGCGTGATATGGCATGTAGTCTGGTGATGCCAAATAGTTGTCCAGTGTGACGCTCGGCACGATTGTCTCGGGCTGGTAGTACACACCATGCTTGTCAGCCTCCTCAGCTCTCGGGTCGTCCGTAAACCCTTCGTCGGGTTTCTCGGGCGGCTTCGTGGAATCTGAACGCGAGGTTGTCGAGCTCATCAGCCGTCAGCTGTCTCTTGTGCAGCTGGCCGTCGATCAGCGCGCAAAGATCGTTCCCCGACGGGTAGACCAGAAATTCCGAGCCAGTTTTCCAGATCTGTGCGTTTGACGTAGATCGCTTTGCCGACCCTGACAGATGCCAGCTCTTTGCTCGCCAAAAGGCGCAGAAATCTTCGATAGCTGTTTTCATGGTTATCCCCGAAGCAGATGGCCGCAGCTTTCTTTGCTGGCAGCAGATTAGAATCCGATATCGTCATCAAGAATCTCCTTTGATGTCTGAGGTGGTGCGGATGGCGCTGATGCCTGTTGCTGGCCCATAGGAGCCTGCTGGTCGCTATCTCGCGGCTTGTTGGGCAAAAGGGTCATCGTCAGCACTTTCGGCCAGCTGCGCGGCTCCTCGCCGATTTTTGCCTGCAACGAGACAGATATCTGGATTCCATGGTCAAGCAGCTGCTTTGCCATGTCATCACAGACCTTTTTCTGTTCGTCAGTCATAGGCTCATATCTATGACTGTTATCGTCCCACGCTGTTTTGAATTGAAGATAAGCAGACCCGCGATAGATTACCGGCACCCCAGCTGGTGTTTGCATATCGACAGGCTGGCGCAGCTTCACTTCGCTGCGTGAAAGGTGTGGCAGTGTGCCATAGCTCATTGGTTGTCTCCTTCCGGCGGCAAGCCGGTGTTAAGTTTTTCGAATTTGTCGTTGTAGATATTGGTCAAGCGTTGCCACTTGGCCTCGGAGAAGTTTTTGAGGTTCCGCATGTGATCGCGGTTTTCATGCGTCCACAGCGTCAGCTGCTTGGTTTGTGTGCTTGCCTCTATTTTCGGCACTTGAGATTTGCACCAGCTCAGCCACTGTGCCTCCAGCTCGTCGGGCGTTGGCTCAGGATCTTCAGTCTTTACGACTTCCTCCCTGCCAGACGCCTCACGCGCCAGACGGGCTTGCTCAGCTTTGAAATCCTCGGCCTCCTCGTTTGAGTAGACATCGCCGGAGACTTCGATGAGCTTGAGGATCACGCGGTCCTTTGCGCGCTTTTCAGCCATGGCGTAGGGGTAGCCGTTTTTATTGTTGTACGGCGCCGCCTCGCCAATCGACCATTCAACCTTTTCGCCGAGCCGGCCGGTCACAAGCATGACGACAGTTTTTGTCTGCGCGTCACTTTCGATCACCGATGGCTCGTCAAAAGAGATCTTCAGGTGGGCTGCAACACGCTCCAAAGATTTATGATTCACGACGGGTGTGCCGTGGCAATCCCAGACAGCCTCGCTTGAGGTGATGCCCATATCCTTGAACAGAGCGACCAGCTTCTCAGGAATTTTTCGCATCAATCCCCCCGAGCAGCTCATGGCCCTTCGGCGTTGCAGCCCAGACGACTTCCTGCCTGTTGCGCTCGTTTTTTTGCCGCAGGCCAGTATCGACAACCAGCCCGAGGCGCTGCAGCTCGGTTATGCGGGGCTTGACGCTATACTCATAGGCGCCGACACTCCGGACAACCTGACTAGATGACAGGCCAGCGGTGACTGAGGCGATGCTTCTCAGGGCTTGTAGCCTCAGTCCCGTGACCTTGTTTGCCATAAAATCAGCAGCCATCTGCTCTGTGTCTGGCCCGTTTTTGTGGGTGATCGGGCCAGTGTCACCCCAGTCGATTTCTGTCTGCATTGTTACCTCCATAACAGCGGGTCTGGGAAAATCAGCACCATCACGACACAGACCAATGCCATGGCGGTGAAAAAAAGCAGGGTGGCGAAGATCTCTCGAATCCACTCCCACATGGTCAGTCTCACAATTTCCATATTTGCTTTGCCTCCTCGACGATTGCCGGCGGCTCTTGCCAGCACAGCTCGGAGAAATCTGGCGAAACCAGAGAGAACAGCTCGTCCTTGTGCTCGGCAGCGCGCAGCAGATTTTCGGTGGTTTTGTGATAGAGCTTGATGTCCTCGACTATCGCAGCGAGGTTGTCATCGCGCAGCTCAGGCGCATTGTCCGGTGTGAATACCGTGCAATCGGTTTTGTTGGCGTAGACCAGAAAGGGTGGCTGGTGGCCGTTGAGCGCCCAGAAACCGGCAACCTGATAGACATGGGCCTGCTCAAACATCCCGCCCAGATGCTTCGGCAGTGAGCTGCTGGCAAACCCAGATTTGCTTGTCGCGCTTTTCTTTGACCACTTTGTCTTGAGATCGCCGCGACGGGCATAGTCAGGTTTGGTAAAGTGGGGCAGGGCAAGGCCGCCGATCAGGTCATGCAAGTCAATCTCGCCGATGATCCTGTTTTCCCTAGCCATTGCTTCTTTCAGGCCGATAATCGCGTTTGCAGCCACCTCTGGCAGCTCCTCGCGGTATTGCTTGGCCTTGGCAGCATCGGTGCCGTCATCCCAGTCACGGGGCTTGTAAGCGTCGTATTTTTCGAAAGCGAGCTTGACTGAATCACCAATGTCCATGCCTTCCAGCAGAACCTTGTCAGCGATCAGCTGTGCAAGCCTGCCGCCAAGCATGTTGGCGTTGTCAGCCCCAGAATATTTTTGATCGAATTTTTTGATGGTTGCCCAAGCATCGGGCAGGCGCGGATCGTTCTTTGCTTTGACGATTTCCCAAGCTGCGGTCAGCGTTGGGCGCAGATGCACCTTTTCAAAAAAGGTCTTAGCTCGGGATTTGGATTTTGGGTTTGAGTGGTGGCGATAGTGATGTCGCTCGGCCCAGTCAGGGATGTCATGGAACATTTAGGCTTCTCCCGTTACATTTCGGGATAAGCTAATGTCCTTTACGGATTACGTCAATAGGCTTTCTTTAATACGTTGCACCCAAAGCCTTCGCCCAAGCCTCATTGTCAGTATCCTTAAACTCTATTTGCCTGAGATCGGGCCTGATTACCATGTCAACGATTGGTGTAGCCCATTTTAATTTGAGATTTTCATAACATCCGAAATTCCATGAATTTATGTTGTATTTATTGCGGCCTGTTTGATACAGCTCGCCGTAAAGCAGCCGGTCATCATCTGTCATTGCGATGCAGTAATGGCCCCCAAGCGCGTTCTTATCGACATAATGATGCCAAATGGGGTCTGCGTTGATGATGTCGAGATTGCCGTGCTGCCAGCTTGCTGGGTGCTCAATGTCTTGATCCAAGTCCCAGACGATGCACATGGTCGAATGATTGTAATTGCCATGCAGATAGACAGATTTGTTGTAAAACCTCTCGCTGCCATGTTTGCTGAGGTGTTGGCAAAGCACCAGAGTAGGCTCTGTCAAACTTTTTAAATCAACCTCGCAGTGCGCTGTCTCTATGTTTTGAACCGTTGCGAGTATTGGGATCGGCGGGTTTGAAAAAAATATCTGCTGCGGCTCGCAGTTAAGTATGCCAGCATATTCCTCCGCGTCGGCAAGGGAGATCCCGATGTCACCGGACTTATGCCGTGATAAGGTTGCTGGTTGAATACCCTTAAGCTCTGCGACCATCTTGTTCGTCAAGCCAGAGCGCTGAATCATCTTATTTAGATTGTTAGGCGCCATGTTGTAGTCCTTGTTGAGTGTTACCATGGCAAGCATACCTCCTTGTCGTTATGCGTCAATGTCAGGAAAGAGATAAGCGCATTGACGAAATAAGTCAAGCTGCTTACATTAGGACAAATATTAACTGTCCGGAAAACGTAATGCAGCTTAACAATTATCGACAAAAAAAGGGCTGGTCCTATAGCCAGCTGGCGCGTTTGCTGGGTGCAAGCCACGCAACTGTGGTGCGCCGCTGGTGCTTGCCGCATGGCGACAAACAGCGGTTGATACCGAATCCAGACAATATGGACAAGGTCATGCTGCTGACCCAAGGCGAAGTCATGCCAAACGATTTCTACATTCGCCATGACTGAGGACGAGCTGCAGACGCAAGTGGCAGACTGGCTGGAGCTGGCGTTGCCTGTTGGCTGCGTTTTCCATCATTCGCCAAACGAAGGCACCCGCCATGTGGCGTTCAAAATGAAACTTAGGCGCATGGGAACGCGCTTCGGGTGGCCGGATCTTGAAATTTTTGTGCCAGCAGACGCTTCAAGGACGGGTATTAGCTCGTCCATTTTTATTGAGCTCAAGCGTCCGAAGGGCGGCAGGCTGAACGAAAACCAGCAGAAGATGCGCGATGCGTTACTTGATGCCGGTTGCCACTGGGGGCTGGCGCGCTCTCTGGAACAGGTGGAGGAGATCCTGTCGCCGCTGGTCAAGCTGAGGGCCGGCACATGAGCTGGAGCGGCAGAAAATGCACTTACAGGAACAGTTATACGCGCTGCAAGGAGGGCTGGATCTACGAGCCTGACGGCCATGGTTGTGTGCAATCTGCCTTGTGTCCTCGCTGCGCCGGCAGTGGCGAGGAGCCGCTGATGGACCCCGATATGTTCAACAACAAGGGCCAGAAGGGCGAGTTTGATGATTAATTCGATTAAGTCTGAGTTAATACGCCTCGGCGTTGACAACCCGAGCGTCCTGACTGTCGAGGGCAACGATCACACCGCGTTTTACAAAGGTTTGAACAAGGTGGAGATGCAGGCAATCAGGTCAGAGTTCCGCAAGGAGCTGTTGACCCGTCAAAGGGTCTGTCAGATGACAGGCTGGTGTTATCAGCCGTCGCTGGTCGCATCACACATTAAGCCTTTCAGGCATTGCAAAGATCGTGCTGAGGCTGTCTCGCCAATGAACGGGCTTTTGTTGAACAAGCATATTGATCTGCTTTTTGACAAGGGTTTCATCTCTTTTGACGAAGGCAGGCGACTGATGATTTCGCACAAGATCTACGATGCTCTCGGCACAAACTGGGGTGAGCAGCTGCAGTCAGGTTTTGGCGATTTCATTCTGGCAGCGTGGGCGAATGGCGATGACAAGTGCAAGATCCCTGCGGTTGTCGTGCCGCAGAAGATGACATGGAACACGCCTTTCAATGCGGGTTTGAACATCTTTTCGTCAATTAACCAGATTCGCAAAATGGACTTGCCGAAATGGCAAGTTGATGCGGCTTTCAACAAATTCAGGGCCGCGCAGCAGCGCTACAAGGATGCGCTGCAGGATTATCATCTGCGCCAGTCTTTCATGGATTACCACCGCCGGCATGTATTCCTCGGGCCGGAGGTGCAACACGCTTCGAATGACAAGGCGCTGGATCAGCTCAAAGTCCTCAAGGCTACGGGGAGGGTGAAGTTTTGACTTCGATGGCTAGGCAGAAAGATGATTGGTATCCCACGCCTCCGGTTGCGACCAAGCGCCTGCTTGATGTCGAGCTGTTTGACGAGCGCATCTGGGAGCCTGCAGCTGGTGATGGCGCAATCTGCGAGGTGCTGCGCGCTGCCTGCTACGATGTGGTCGCCTCGGATCTTGTCGATTATGGTTATTGCACCGCCGGCGTTGATTTTCTGATGACGACGAAGGCAGAGAGCAATTCGCTTGTCACGAACCCGCCTTACAAGCTGGCAGAGCAGTTCATTCAACACGCGATTGATCTGGGTGTTGGCAAACATGCGTGGCTGCTGCGCCTGAGCTTTTTAGAGGGCAAGGGCCGGCATGACAGTCTGTTTTTGCATCACCCGCCAGCTCGGGTCCATGTGTTTTCCAAGAGATTGACGATGTGGCGCGGTGGTGAGGAGGCCACTTCGACAGGCACGACGGCTTATGCGTGGTTTGTCTGGGCAGGCTGTTACAACGGCGCAACGCAGCTCAGCTGGGTATGAGCATCAGTCCCGAAAGGTGCTGCGTTTGCGGCAAGCTGCACAACATCAGGGATGGCAGCTGGGTTATTTTGGCAAGTAAGCATTTCGTGTGCGCCTTGTCGGATTGCATCAAAGGTGTTAACGAAATAGAGAAAGAAGGGTTGACAATGAATCGACGAAATAATTACAATCCCCGCAATCCCGCTGCTAAGCATAGCGAACAAAGCGCTCACAGCGCTTCTGCAAACCCCCAAATAAATTCTATAATCCAGAACATAGCTAAGCATAGTAACTCTAAGTATCGCGAGGCAATCCAGCGTTCAAAGCAATCACCGCTGGACGAGCTGCAGCGCAGGGTGATGAAGAAGCTCAGGCCAAGCTACTCAGCTGATCGGTTCAGCGAGCTGCAGAACCATATCAGTGGATTACCGCCTTTTCAGCGTCAGGTGTTCCTCAGTGAGCTGGAGCTGGAGGCAGAAAAGATCAGACGATGAATGTCACGCAGTTGCATGATATGTTCGTCGAGGCTTGCGAGACAGAGCGCAAGATGCCGCCGGCGATGGTCAGGCAGAAGATGTCAGCGTGGCCTGACTATGTGCAGAGCTGGGATGCGTATGGCTACACCAGCTTCGAAGCGCCCACCCTCAAAGCTACTCCTTCACAGATTGATGCGTATGACAGGGCTATCAGGATTGCCTGTGAGCAGCTGCAGGATGATGAGCGCAGGCTTGTGTGGGCTGTGGCCCACTCGGCTGCCTACAGGCGCCGTGGAGCCCAGTGGTCGAAGCTGGCGAGGATCTTGGGGTTGCATGACCCCAGAGTGGTCAAGGCGCGTTACAAGGATGTACTGGTGCAGCTGAGTTACAGGATGCTGTAACGGAAAAGATCAAGGGACTTGCGCCAATGCGCTAAATGGGGTAGCTTTTTCGGTAAGATACGCAAGATGTTGCGATTTCATGCGTTTCCTCCGTAAGAGTGTTACCTAGCCCAGTCATTTTCGTCCCTGAGAATGGCTGGGTTCTTTTTGGAGCATCATGGCTAAGGTTCGTGTCACAAAGAAACAGATGGAGCAGATCTGCGATGAGATTGCCAACGGGAGATCTCTGACCAGAATTTGCAACAACAGTGATGAGCTGCCCTCATGGCGTACTGTGCTGAGATGGGTGCAGGAGGACGAAGAAGCGTACAAGGCTTACCGGATTGCAAGGACTTTGCAGTGCGAGGTCATGCGTGATCAGATTATAGATCTTGTCGAGGCAGAGCTGCCAAGTGATCCGAAGCTGGCAATGGCTGAGGTGCAACGTAGAAGGCTTGAGGCAGATCACAAGGACAAGCATATCAGGCAGATGCAGCCTCTTGGGATCAGAGACAAGGCAGACGATAACAAGCAGAGCAGTGGCACGGTGACGCTCAGCTGGGGCAATGCTCAGGTGGAGTGATTTCTGTGTGGG